ATGAATGGATCTATGTGATTGACACTAGTGCAAATCTTGTTATATCTAAATCCAACGAAGTATTTTTAAAGATCAATACTGAACCTCACATAGAATATGAACTTAGAGATCACTTTAAGTTTGAGGTTCCTAATGCAAAATTTATGCCACAGTATCGTGGTAGAAACTGGAACGGAGAAATCCATCTTTTTGATATGCGTTCCAAACAAATCTACGTCGGTCTGTTAGATAAAATTGTATCCTTCTGCGAAAACTATGGGTACAGTTATAAATTTGAAGAAAACAAATATTACGGCACTCCATTTGAAGAAAATGAAAATATTTCAATGGAGGGTGTTAAAGACTATATGAACTCTATTTGTGCTCACACTCCCCGTAAATACCAAATTGAGGGAGTATACGACGCTCTAAAGCACAATAGAAAGCTATTGATAAGCCCCACTGCTTCTGGCAAATCTTTGATGATTTACTCTCTCGTAAGATACTACGTTGACCGAGGAGAAAAAATTCTTTTAGTTGTTCCCACGACATCTCTTGTAGAGCAGATGTACAAGGATTTTCTTGATTATGGTTGGGACGCTGATTCATATTGTCACCGTATCTATTCTGGTAGGGAAAAAAGTAATGATGCTCCAGTGACAATTACAACTTGGCAATCTGTATATAAACTAGAACGGTCTTTCTTTGAAGACTATGGTTGTATTATAGGTGATGAGGCACATTTATTCAAGTCTAAATCTTTAATTCAGATTATGACCAAGCTTCATCATGCAAAGTATAGATTTGGGTTTACTGGAACTTTAGACGGTACACAGACGCATAAGTGGGTCTTAGAGGGTCTTTTTGGTCCGTCATATAAAGTAACGAGAACTGATGAGTTAATGAAACAAGGTCATCTATCTCAATTAGATATTCAGTGTCTTGTTCTTAAGCATCCTCCACAAACATTTGATACTTATGAGGATGAGATACAGTATTTAATAGGCCACGAACAGCGTAATAAATTTATTTGTAATTTGACTCTAGATCTTAAAGGGAATACACTTGTTCTTTTTCAAAGAGTCGAAGCACATGGAGCAGTGCTCTATGAAAAGATAAATAAAAACAAAGGTGATAACCGTAAAGTATTTTTTGTACATGGCGGTGTTGGTGCTGAAGAACGAGAATTAGTAAGAGAGATTACCGAACGAGAAAACAACGCTATTATCGTCGCCTCTTATGGAACTTTTAGTACAGGTATCAATATTAAAAAACTCCATAATGTTATCTTTGCCTCTCCAAGTAAATCAAGAGTCCGTAATCTTCAAAGTATTGGACGAGTTCTTAGAAAAGGAAAAGGTAAAATAAAAGCAACATTGTATGATATTTCAGACGATTGTTCAACCAAATCAAGACGTAATTACACTTTAAATCATTTTATAGAAAGAATTAAAATCTATAATGAAGAGAAATTTAATTATGATATAATCACTATCCAGTTAAAAGTATGATAGAAGACGACTTTTACGCAACAGTAAAATTTAAATCTGGAGAAGAAATCTTCGCTAAGGTAGCAGCTACTGAAGAAGAAGATAGGACAATGCTTTTGGTTTCTAATCCAATTATTGTTCAAGAAATAAAAAGTAGATCTGGTGCCATAGGATATAAAATAGAACCCTGGTTGAAAACAACGTCAGAGGATATGTTTATTATTAATTTGGCTGATATTCTAACCCTCTCAGAGTCTTCTGATATAGAAATGATAATGATGTATCAAGATTATATTCGGTCATCAAATAAAGAAAGTAATAATGAGTCTAATATAAGCAGAAACATGGGTTATCTAGGAAACGTCAATGACACAAAGGAACTCCTAGAAAAGATATTTAAAAAAAGCCAAGAAGAGCTATAGCTGTCCTATCAACCCTAACAGAGTTATTCTACAGAGTATTTCATACCTTGTCAAGTGTCACCTTGTCACCTTATGTTTAATATGATAGAATTCATACATATTATGAGATAAACTTATGATAAGACCTATGGCAAAAAGAAAGAGGTCAGAACACTATGTAAATAACAAAGAGTTTCTGGCAGCACTTATCAAGTATCGTGAAGATAAAGAAATAGCAGCATTAAAAGATCTTCCTAAACCACCAATTCCACGCTATATTGGTGAGTGTTTCTTGAAGATTGCAAATCACTTGTCCTTCAAGCCAAACTTTGTGAACTACATGTTTAAGGAGGACATGATCTCTGATGGAATCGAAAATTGCGTTCAGTACATTCATAATTTTAATCCTGAGAAATCCCAAAATCCTTTTGCTTACTTTACGCAGATCATTCATTATGCGTTTCTCCGCAGGATCCAAAGGGAGAAGCGTCAACTAGAAATCAAAAACAAGATTATCGAACGGTCTGGTTACAGTGAGGTGTTTGATGACAACAACACCCTTGACGGATCGAACTATTCCGACTACAATCAAATCAAAGACAACGTGCATTCAAAGCTCCGTAGTTAATGAAGATTGCAATCATCACCGACCAACACTTTGGTGCTCGCAAAAACTCCAAACTGTTTCATGATTATTTCCTAAAGTTCTATGATGATGTGTTCTTCCCCTATTTGGAAGAGCATGGTATCACTACTGTCATAGACATGGGAGATACTTTTGATAGTCGTAAAGGTATTGATTTTTCTGCACTAGCATGGGCTAAAGATAATTACTTTGATCGCCTTAAGGACATGGGAGTCCTTGTTCATACGATTGTTGGGAATCATACAGCATACTATAAGAATACTAATGAGGTAAATGCTGTAGATCTCCTCCTTCGTGAGTATGATAATGTATTTGTGTATTCTGAAGCAACTGAAGTTGAAGTTGCAGGTCTTCCTATATTGTTCATCCCATGGATTAATAAAGATAATGAAGAAAATACTATTAGGTTTATTCAAACGTCAAATTGCCACTGCGCGATGGGGCACCTTGAGCTTACAGGATTTAGAGCTCATAGAGGATGCATCATGGATCATGGTCATTCGAGCGAGTTATATTCAAAGTTCACCAAGGTCTTCAGCGGTCACTACCACACTAGATCGAATGATGGACGGATCTATTACCTGGGAAATCCATACGAAATGTTCTGGAACGATGTTGGTGATCGGAGAGGATTCACCATCTTTGATACAGAAACTCTCGAACATTTTCATGTAGACAATCCTTATAGGATGTTCTATAATGTATACTATGAGGATACTCCTTATCAACTTTTTGATGCGACTGAGTATGCAAATAAGATTGTCAAAGTGATTGTTCGTCAAAAGACAAGTACTAAAAACTTTGAAAAGTTTATTGATAAATTTTATGAGGTCGGAGTTTCTGATATTAAAGTAGTTGAAAATTTTGATATTCAAGACCCTGAAGAGTTTGAAGTCTTTGAATCAGAAGATACTCTCTCCATACTTGATAGATATATTCAGGAGGCAGAAATACAACTTGATAAACCTAGATTGCAAAATATTATGCGATCAACTTATCAAGAAGCATGTGAATTAATTTAAAATGTATATTCTAACAATATATGGCAAAGAAACTGAAGGGGCATATTCTGTATTAGATGAGGAAGGAGATCAAATTCTTTACTTATTTGAAGAGGAAGATGATGCTATTAGGTTTGCCATGATGTTAGAAGAGGATGGAAGTCCTACTATGCATGTTATAGAAATAGATGATGAAGTTATGATAAAAACGTGTAAGATGCATGACTACAAATATGCGTTGATATCTAAGAATGACGTTGTAATTCCTCCCAAAACAGAACATGATTTTATTTGAAAAAGCACGTTGGAAAAACTTTCTTAGCACTGGAAATCAATTTACAGAGGTTGATTTTCTAAAGTATTCTACTAATCTAATTATTGGAACAAATGGAGCAGGCAAGAGCACCGTTTTGGATGCTCTCACCTTTTCTTTATTTGGTAAGTCTTTTCGTAAAATTAATAAACCACAATTAGTTAATTCTGTAAATGAGAAAGATTGTGTTGTTGAGGTTGAGTTTTCAATCAATGGAACTCAATGGAGGATTCAACGCGGTATTAAACCTGCAATCTTTAAGATTTGGAGAGATGATAATCTTCTAGATCAATCTGCAGCAGCTAACGACCAACAAAAATGGTTGGAGCAGAATGTTCTGAAGATGAATTATAAGTCCTTTACTCAGATTGTGATTCTGGGTAGCAGCACTTTTGTTCCTTTTATGCAACTTACTTCTAGTAATAGGAGGGAAGTAATTGAGGATCTTCTTGACATCCGTATTTTCTCTAGTATGAATGGTGTAATTAAAGAGAAAATTCGTTCTATGAAGGAATCAGTAAAAGTTTTAGAATTAAAGAAAGAATCTTTAATTGAAAAAGTTCAGATGCAGGAGAACTTTATTGACGAGCTTGAAACCCGTGGAAAGGAAAATATCAAACAGAAAGAGGATAAAATACAAGGACTTTTGAATGAAGAGAATGATTTAATGAATGCCTGTGAAGGTATGAATGAAGAACTTCTTTCTATTAAAAAGAGACTTGAAAAGCATTCTGGTGCCACAGAAAAACTTCGCACACTTGGTAATCTGAAAGGTAAAATTTCTAATAAGGTAGCGACGATTACTAAGGAGCATAAATTTTTTACAGAAAATACGGTTTGTCCTACCTGCAGACAAGATATTGAAGAGACCTTTAGAATAAATAGAATTAACGACGCTCAAAATAAAGCAAAGGAGTTGCAATCCGGTTATAAAGAACTGGAACAGGCGATTAATAAGGAAGAAGAGCGAGAG